TCAGCAAGGTTGGAATCAAACTCCATAAGGTCAGACTCATTCAAGTCAGGAATTAATGTAATCTCCACACCCCCATCAGACAGTGTGACCATTTCAGGATCAATAATCTCAATCTCTAACTCAGAAGCGTCCATCTCGGCAATACCTTCTAGGTCTCCGGTGTCTGTTTCCAGTTCTTTATCCAAGCCCATAGGGGCTGAATATAATCCTTTCTCTATTGCCATAATATAGTCCCTCAGTAAAACCCGCCGCGACGGTGGCGGAAATATTGTTGCTCTTCTGGCTCGTCAGTTGGTAGTCGGATAAATCCACCTTGCCTAAATCTCATAAGCGCCATCACCGTTGAGTCCACTAAGTCATCATGACTCATAAAAGGGAATCCGGCAATCTCTTCTACCACTTCTTCTGCCCATCTAGTAGGAGGTACCCAGCAAATGCCCGATGCCACAATGTCTGCAACAGAGTTAAGTCGTGCTAACTTATCACCTGATCCCCTATGTGGAGTATACTCTGATACAGGTAATCCCATACGTCGCATCTCTTGATACAACGCAGTACCCGCACTTTTCTTCTCTACAATAAACGCATCAGGTTCCCATTCAGCGTACTCTTCCATTGCTAATATTTTTAACTCTGGGAACTCCATACGCTTCTTAATACTATTTAATAATATAATATTATATGCGCCCGTATTTTCATTGAAGAAAACACCCCAAGTAGTCAGCGCTGTATAGTCAGCACGGTTGTGTGTTTCTGCCGCTGCGTCTAAAGACATAATAAGGTATTCAGACGAGGGAGGGCTATCCTGTTCCCACAGATTCCACCACTCTCGTTTAACAATAGATGCTTCTTCAGCAGTGGGCTGTTGTTGGTATTGCGCGTTCCACTGAAACGCAGGCATGGACGCTTTAGTTCGTAACAATGCCTCTAAATCAAAAAACTCAGGCCATAGTGGTTTTTCCACATAGCGATTAGTCTTTTTATTTTTTATCTCTAGTATAGCAGGGAACTCAACAACTTCGTATTGATCAGAACGTTCGTTCTTAGCCATGTCGTTTGTTACACGACCTGTCAAATCGTCCATGTGCCAACGTGTCTGGATAATAGCTACCCTACCTCCCGGCATTAGACGTGTACGAGCGCCAAATGTAAACCACTCGTACGCTTTGGCAAATACTTCAAAATTTCCATTGATTACGTCCTGCTCAGAATGTGGATCGTCTACCAATAATAAGTCAGCACCACGTCCTGCCAAAGCGGAGCCAATACCACACGCGTAGTATTCTCCTCCGACGTTCGTGTTCCATCTTCCTGCTGACTTGCTATCCTTTGCCAGTTTTACTGTAGGGAATACCGAACTGTACGTATCTGTAGCAATTAAGTTACGTACTTTACGTCCAAAATCTACCGCTAAATCTGTAGTGTGGGAAACCATCATAACTTTTTTGTCAGGATTCCTACCTAAAAACCACGCTGGGTAGAAAATAGAAACAAGCTGTGATTTGCCATGTCTAGGAGGTATATTAACGCAAACACGGTCTTTCTCTCCCTTCTCAATACCCATAAGCATGTCGGCTAATATTTTATGATGCCTACCTACGATAAACTCAGGCATCATAAGTTTGCAGAACTCTATTAAATCGTCATACGCGGCCTTATTTGCCTTACGCGTATTTAGTTCTCCCGCCATTCTGTCTATTTCAACTATTTCATCGTTAGAAAAACTATCTAAGTTGTCTAGTAGTCGTTGAATGTCGTCTTCGGAGAAGTCTAAGGCCGTATCAGTCATCAAATTCACTTCCAATGCCTAGTTCTGCGTCTACATCTACTGAGTCTTCGTCTATAAACTCTGCTTCTATTATGTCTTCGTCAGGATTTACAAGTTTTGACAGCTTATTCCGTAGGCTTTCGCGTAATTCATCAGTGGTTCTGTGGGTAATTGTGACTTCAGTCTTGTCTGTAAACAACCCAACGTCTGAAATCTTACCTAGAAGCTCTAATGCTCGGATACGGACACGGGGGTCGGGGTTCTCAGTCTCTTCAATTAGCTTATTTGTGACCAAATGACGGACTTGAACAGCGCTTTCTACAACAGAATGACCGAATTGGGTAAGGATATTGTGCGTCATCACTAACGCAGCGGGGGGTAACGATGATGCTCGCTTGGTAGAGACCTTTTTAGAAGTCTTACTGGGGTCATCAGCGTAAGCCAAAACTATTTTTGCAGCAATTTCTTCATCTTCACTAGTGGGTTCTACTTCTAACCCGTGCTCTTCCATCATAGAAGCCGTATGGGACGCGGCTTTTGCACGCGCAGGTAAGTCCATATGAGGAATTTCATCCGAGTATGGTACACCAATCTCTGGTTCTAGCACTAAAGACATTCTGTTTCCGCAGGTTATTCACCGTTGGGTACGTTTATACACGAAAAATAATTTTTTGCAAGTATACAAAATATTTATGGTGGGGGCTATTGCCATACAAAAGGGGGTGGGTGTACCAAACTCAGGAAAAACACAATTGTTCACACAGACTAGTAATATATAGTAGAGAGGGAGTCCCTAACTGTGAAGTGGGCGGTGGGGGGCGGGTAGGGTTTAGCATATGCCGTTTTGTTAGTGTCGCACTAACAAGGGTATTAGATTGTGTGTAAACTTGTTAGAGTGTTAGTTTATCTATTGTTTTATGCGTATCCTTTTGCAATAATGGTTTTGTCTTCAGAGCGAACTGATGACATAACTTTAATTACTATAGGATGTATGAATATGCGTTTATTAAATGAAGTAACTATTGCTAAGATTGGATCAGCTGTCGAAAAGGGAATTGCGGCTGATCGTGCTGGAGTCGCTGCATTAGACATGCTTATTGCAGACGGCTTTGACAAGGTGACTGACTATGTGTCACCTAAGTCAGAAGGTAGCACAATCAAGCCTGACGAATGGACTGCGCTCAAGGGTGCGGTTGTTACCGGCTTTACTGCTACCAACCAAGCTCTCTTATTGAAGCCCACTAAAACTCTTACTGAACAGCAGAAGAGTGATAAGCGATACTGGCAGCAGCAGGTCGGTGCTAGGATAGGTGACTTCAAGTCACAAATTGCGAAGCGCTTAGATAGTGAGTCTGGCGGTGCTGGTAGTGGTAACCGTACGCTTGAGCAACGTGTCAGGGATAACCTGAACGATGTTGTTAAGGTGTGTGGGGCAGCAGAAGAGGCGACATTCAATGTCACCGAAATGCAGAAGGTAGTTAAATCAGCTCTGGCCCTTCTAGTTTGAAGCGCTTGATTGAAATAGGAGGTGGCCTTGCGGCCACCTTCGCCATGGCAGCTGTCATGGGGTTTATTCTTATTAACGTGATGCTAGGTTGTGAGACATGGGATCAATCATACTGGACTAGTGTTAACTCATGTTTAACACCCTCGGCAATTTGGAATAACTTATCCAACTAAGGAACAACATTATGGAATCTAACATATCAATAAACGGTACCCCATGTATTTGGATTACAGTAGATGAGGATATAGATGGTCATTGGTTGGCTACGCCATCCGATTGTAAGGACTATTTAATTCCTGTCGATGAATTCGATGGATCTGTACCATCTGATTACTGGCTTCGATAAAAACCAAACCCACTTCGGTGGGTTTTTTTACGCCTGAATTTTAGTGATCCTGATACCAGCTTCTGACACCAGTTCCCAATGTCGCGCTGAGCCTCACCCGAACTCGTTACCACATGGTAGGCTGATTCGCACTTTACCAGTTCTCGATGTTAGTGTGACACTAACACTTGATACCAGTTCTTTGTGTCGCGCTGAGCCTCACCTGTACACGTTATCACGTGGCTACTCACAGCCCCGGCGCCGGGGGCATGTTAGTGCCACACTAACACACGATACCAGTTACTTGTGTCGCGCTGAGCCTTTGTTCGCTCTATTGTTCGTAATGTTCGGCTATTGTTCGCTTTTATGAAGTGTCAAACGTACATTAGTGTTTAGTGACATCTAATGGCAATTACTACAATGCAATGAAGTAACCTGCCTACCAGCTTTTGTAGTTTGTTTTGTTTTCTTACTATCTATATCTATTGTTCTATTTATTAATTATTGTATCTAATGGGTAAAGTTAGTGTCGCACTAACAATGTTCGTTTATAAACGTATTCGTCCTCCCCCCTCCAGCCTAGTTCACACTCTTGAAAACAGCGAACAATCGAACATTGTATTTAAATCAATAACTTGATAGCGAACAATGTAAGAACATTACACCAAACAACAGAACAATACACTCCTACACACGTACTGACATCATTTGACATGATTAGCTACTTGTGATATAATAGATATGTTGGTGGGGGGTTTCATCAGTTCGCTCCCTTGTCCTATGACAGGTACCTCTCACCAACAACCTAAACTAAATGTCACACAGGAGAACGACATGTCACACGAAAGCAATGTTAGTGTCGCACTAACAAACGACCATGCAGTTACGGCACCATCCATCGGTTCTAGTTCTATGTTGGTAGAACTGAGCATAAGTACATGGACTGGGCGTAAGTTAGATAAGCGTGCATCAAAAGATGTCACCACAACCAACCAAGCTGATGCAGGTATCGCAAACGTGCACAAGAAGTTACTGGGCAATTGTGATGAACTCTCAGCGGTACAGAAGTTTACCGCTAATGTTCGTAACCTACATTACAGCATGACAATGCCGTGGTCAGATACGGGCCTTCGGTTACTACCGACTGCTCAGTATTTCAAATACCATAAGGCAATGACCGAGGTACAGAATGAGTACAGTAGGATGGTTCAAGACTTTATTGACACATACGACTGGGCTATCACTCAGTCACAAGCACGACTGGGTTACTTGTTTTCACATGATGACTACCCATCGGCGGAGAGTATAGCGAACAAGTTTGACTTTAGGTTCTCTTACATACCACTGCCAGATGCAGGTGACTTCAGAGTAGACATAGGTAACGAGGGTAACGAGTTAGTACGTGAGCACTACCAAGCGTATTACTCTACCCAACTGACCAATGCCATGAATGACGTATGGCAACGAGCGTTCAAAGCATTGACCAAGATGTCCGAGCGTCTCGACTATGCCGACCATGAACAGAAGAAAGTGTTTCGTGACACGCTTGTGTCTAACGTGGTTGACCTTGTTGACCTACTGGATGTATGCAACGTAACAGGTGACAGTAAGATGTCATCAATGCGCATGAAGTTAGACGATGCGTTACGCGGTATCACACCCGATGCACTGCGCGAGGATGGCTACCTTCGTGCTGAAACCAAACGTGCTGTTGATGATGTCATCAATGCACTTCCATCAATAGACCTTTAAATAGTTAGTGTCGCACTAACAAACCAACGGAGAAGTATCATGAACTCAGCAATCCAAATGTATTCACTGGGCCTAGACCAGATAGCAACATCAATACTCAATGGTGGTAACAAGCGTACTGTACTTGTGCAAGGGCACATGGGTACAGGTAAGTCATCACTACTTACCACGTTATCACGTGAGCTACCCAAGCACGCACCCTGCTACTTTGACTGTACTACCAAAGACTTGGGTGACATCACCATACCCAAGATGAACCAACTAGACAATGCCGATTACGTTTCGTACGCAACTAATGAGGAGTTAGGTGCACACCACAAGGGGCCTATCATTCTCATGATCGACGAGTATGGCAAGGCTAACCCTGCGGTGAAGAACGCGTTACTACGTATTATGTTGGAGCGTAAGATCGGTGGGTACACACTGCACCCTGACTCGTTAGTCTTTGCTACCACTAACCTTGGTGCTGAGGGTGTAGGTGATTTACTACCACCCCATGCACGCAACAGGATCACGGTGATTACTGCACGTAAGCCTGACAACATGGAGTGGATAGAGTGGGCCATCAACAACGGTGTTGATCACACGTTACTGGGTTGGTGTAAGGATAATCCTCACTTGTTTCATGGCTTTGATGATGTCAAAAACCCTGATGATAACCCATACATCTACCACCCCAAGCAACAACGCACCGCGTTTGTTACACCGCGTTCACTTGAGGCCGCGTCCGACTGGTTGAAGATACGTGAACACTTCGATGATCAAACATTAACAGGTTTACTCATGGGTACTATCGGTGAACGTGGCGCTATGGACTTGATGGCTTTCGTCAAGCTGGCTGACCAACTACCGTCACTACAATCTATCAAGGATGACCCCAAGCTAGCCAAGGTTCCTGACTCTGCCGCAGCTGTGTGTATGGTTGTTTACCGCAGCCTAGCAAACCTCAGTTCCGATTGGGTTGACTCATGGATGGACTACATGGTTCGCCTCGACAAGGAAGCGCAAGGTATGTTTGCTAATGGGTGTAGTGCCGACAAGTACGCACACCGTAAGGTCGTAATGACCAACAAGAAGTTTACTCAATGGGCAATGGACAATAACTATATGTTCGCAGCCGATAAGAAGTAGGAGAATAATTATGTTAGCTATAGGTAAACAACTTACACCAGAGCAGCGGCTATCCAAGTCAGTCGTTGACATCATGGGCAATGCTAAATATGTTGCCCTTGCAGGTGTGCTTATGATTGGTGATCGTTCAGTAGTGGACGATGTACCAACAGCATGTACCAATGGACGTGACGAAATGTACGGACGAGACTTCGTTGACTCACTCAACGATGCAGAGCTACGGTTCCTTGTTCTTCATGAGGTGTACCATAAGCTGTACAAACACCTTACCACATGGCAGCACCTGTATGCCCAAGATGCACAGCTTGCAAACATGGCGTGTGACTATGTGATCAACATCAAGATTGCAGATGACAACACCGATGGTTGGGCAGTTATGCCGCAGCGTGGTTGCCTTGATGATAAGTACCGAGACTGGGACAGCGCAGCAGTCTTTAATGACTTACGTGTTAACGGCCCACCACAAGAAAGCCAAGGTGGTGAAGGCGGTACCACTGGTAACAACAACACCGCTGTAGGTGGCGATGAGCCACAAGGTTTTGATAGCCATGACTGGGAGGG